TCGACGACATCGGCTCCACCTCGGGACTAGCGGTCGCATTCGACTTGACCGGCAACGGAACCTACACCGACGTCCTCGTCAATAACGTCGACTACATCCTCGACCCGGTGACGGCACCACAAAAAGAGCGGCCCTTCACGCAGGTCACTCTCGTCGGATCGACTACGTTCCCGCTACCAATAAACCGACGCCCGCAGGTACAAGTCACCGCGAAGTACGGATGGTATCTCGGGACACCTCCCGACGACGTCGTCGAAGCGTGCCTCATCCTTTCAGCCGACTACGTCAAGCGCGCTTCTTCCGTCGGTGGCGTTCTCGGCCTCTCCGAACTAGGTGCGATCCGCATGAGTCCGCTAGGGCGCGACATCTCCGCCATCGTCCGGGCGTACCGCCGAGAGGTAGTCGCGTGACCCCGTCGTCGGTTCGTGACGCACTCAAAGCGAAACTCAACATCACGGGGCTCCGCTCTTACGACACCATCCCCGAGAACGTCATCCCGCCCGCTGCAGTCGTCGGGCAGTTGTCTATCGACTGGGATCTCGTCTTCGCCCGGGGCGCGGACTCCGCATCGTGCGACATCATGGTCATCACGGGCCGCATGAGTGACCGGGCCGCGCAAGACTTCCTCGACTCCATCCTCACCGCTACCGGGGCGAACTCCGTGAAGACCAAAGTCGAAGCCGACCAGACACTCAACGGAACCGTCACGAGCGTCCGATGCTCACGCGCCGAACCGATGAGCGTCACCGTCTCAGGCGTAGAAATGCTCGCCTACCGCTTCGTCCTCGAACTGTACGGCTAACATGGCGACCATGAGATACCGCGTCATTTCTCGCCGACTCGCAGGATTCTCCGAAGGCGACCTCGTCTCAGCCGAAGGGCTCGAACTCTGCGGCATTGACCTCGACCGTGCACGAATCAAGAATCTCATCGCAGAGGTCGGCTACGATGAACCCAAGAAACCGAGAGGCGCCCGCAAGGACGCCTCCGACACCGAAAAGGACTAGACTCAAAACATGGCAACAGTAACCTCACTCGGCGCTTGCGACATCTTCACCGTCGACTCAGTCGACCTCAAAGACCAACTCGTCTCGATCACAATGTCGAAGAACGTCGACGCATTGGAGAGCACATCACTCGCCGACTCATCGCGCCGATTCGTAGCAGGCCTCGAATCTTCGGAGACGACCTTCACCGTCTTGGGCTCATTCCTCACAGGCGAAGCGATTCAAGCCATCTTCGGCGACGTCGGCTCATCCGTGACCATCGTCTTCGCACCGCTCACCGGATCACCGACTTCATCGTCGCCAAAGTACACACACTCGAACGCATTCCTCGCCTCAGCCCCGATCGTCGCAGAAGTTGGGACGCTCGTGCAGGTAAGCGCCACCTACACCGGCGGCTCAATAGCGCAGGCCCTCGCGTAACCGATGCTCGACATCTCCGTAACCGTCAAGCGGAAGGACGGAACAGAAGACACGTTCCCCGTGTTCGCCGACTCACAGATCGCATTCGAGCGATGGGCGAAGATGTCTATCTCTGCCGCGTTCGACCCGAACACAAAGCCGAAGATGGAGTCCCTTTACTATCTCGCATGGCTCGCCGAAAAGAACACAGGCAAAGTGACGAAGATGTTCGACGAATGGATCAAAGAGATCGCAGGCGTCGGGCATGAAGAAGGCCCGGGAAACTAGGCATCCCCGGCGGCGGGGTAGCAAAAGAAATCGCCGAACTAGCGATCGCCACGAGGCTTGACCCGCTCTCACTAATGAGGACGCCGCCCGAGGTGCTACACGCGCTCTACGATGGGATACGGAAACAGAACGAACGGAGACGGCGAACCTAATGGCTACGACTGGCACGTTCGGATTCCGCACCGACCTCGAAGGCGGCCTCAAAGTTGAGGGCCTCTCCGCCGTGCAACGTGACCTCAGAAAACTCGGCGGCGACCTCGACCTCAATAAAGCCGAGTTCCTTGAGACGAACAAAAGAGTCGCCGAACTCGTCATCGGAGGATCGAAGAGATTCGTCCCGGTGCTATCTGGTGCGCTCGCCGAAACGATTCGGAATGCCTCAACTAAGAAGTCGGCGAAGATACGCGTCGGAGACAAGTCGGGCGTCCCGTATGCCGGGCCGATTCACTTCGGATGGCCTAACCGCCGCATCAAGCCGCAGCCATTCATTTACGAAGCGATCGACGGTCGCCGCGCCGAGGTAGCCATGCTCTACGCTCAACGCCTCACCGAAATCCGAAACAGATACGACCTCTAACTATGTCTAAACCGATCACGATCTCCATCGTCGGCAACGCCGGGCCGCTCAAAAAGAGCATCAAAGAGGCCGACGTCGCCCTCGACAAGTTCGGGCAAGGCCTGAAGAAGTTCGGACTCGCCGCAGCCGCCGGCATTGGCGCCGTCGCCGCAGGTATCGGCTTCGCAGCAAAAGCCGCAGCCGAAGACCAAAAGTCGTTCGAACTAATGTCGGTCGCGATTCGTAACGTCACCGGGGCAACCAATGAGCACATCAAAGAGGTCGACAAACAGATCGGCAAGATGAGCCTCGCCACCGGCATCGCCGACGACAAACTCCGCCCGGCGTTCGCAGCACTCACCCGAGGAACCCGAGACGTAGAACGCGCGACGAAAGACTTCGGAATCGTCCTCGACGTCTCAACGGCCCTCGGCCTCGACCAGACCGCAGTCGCCGAAGCGCTCGCCAAAGGGTACGAAGGCAACATGAAAGCCCTCGCCCAACTCTCGCCCGAACTCAAGACGATGATCAAAGACGGCGCCGACATGAATCAGATCCTTGACGTCCTCGCATCAAACTTCGGCGGAGCGAGTGCAGCCGCAGCCGACACATTTCAGGGACGCCTAGCCCGGCTGAACGTAGCGTTCTCCGAAATCGTCGAACAGATCGGCTACGCCGTGCTACCGATACTCACGAAGATCGCCGAGTTCATCGCCGACCGAATCGTCCCGGTCGTGCAAGAGTTCGCCGACGCGTTCAGCGAAGACGGCCTCGGCGGAGTGCTAAGCCTCACGACCGAAAAGATGCTCCGCTTCTACGACGAAGCAAGCGGAGTAACGAAGGCCATCATCGCCACCACTATCGCAGTCACAGGACTATTCGTCGCATTCAAGGCGCTCACTTTTATTCAGACAGTCACGACGATGATGACCGGATTCACCGCCGCCGTCAACGCTTCGACCGTCTCAATGGCAGGATTCCAGACGACGGCCCTCGGAATGCTCAAAACTGTCGGCCTCGTCATTCTCTCCCTATCCGTGTCTATTGACGGCCTACTGCGAGACAACGCATTCGCCGCACGCGGACTCATGGAATCAGTCGCGAAGTTCGCGAACGTCATCGTCGCCGTAATCGAGGCAACCTTCAACTCGGCGATCATCGGAGTGAACCTTCTGAATCAGGCGGTCAGTTTCATCCCGGGCGTAGAAATAGCGCCGATCCCGCTACTCAACTTCGGGCGACTCAGCGAAGACTACGGATCCGTCGGAGCATTCGAGCGCGGCAAGCCCGCAACAGGTAACGCACCGAACCCCGGACGATTCGACCCCGACTTCCCCGGCACATCCTCATCCATGCCCTCATTCGTCACGCCTACCACCACCACCAGCACCACCACCAGCGGCGGCGGTAGCGGGAACGGCGGGATCGGCGGAGTCTCGCCGGTCGGATTCCAAAACTTGCCGAGAGGCGGCAACGCATCCCTACGCTTCGATCCGATCTCCGGCTCATTCGTGCCGTTCGACTTCGCGAACGACACAGGCCCGCAGCGACAACTACCCGACACCGTCAACATCACCGTCAACACAGTCACCGCCGACGCGAACCTCCCGACGCTAATCGTTGAAGCCCTTCAGCAGTACAACCTCGTAAACGGCCCGGCAGACTTCCAGATCGCTATCTAGTTATGCCCGTCAACATCATCACGGGCGGAACCCTCACAGTCGAACTAGACGTCGGCTTCGGTGACGGCTTCACACTTGACGACGTACAGCAAGGCATCCTCGATAACACGACCTTCGTCCTCGACGGCGTCGACCAGTTCGCCGAGATTACCGTTCAGTCCGTTGACTTCTTCCGAGGCAAGAAAACCGTCCTCGACTCCATTCAGCCGGGCCGCTGCACGATCATCGCCCAAGACACGACCCGAGCCTTCGACCCATACAACGAAGCATCCGTCTACTACAACACGCAAGACGA